ATCAAAAAACACAACCCACACATTCAATGGGTGATTAGTTTCAGCGATGGCACGCAATGTGGTGATGGCCCGATTTACCGTGCTGCTGGGTTTATGTTGACTGGTTTGGTGAAATCCGAAAACATTATTCGATTGCCGGATGGAAGTGCTATTCACAAAATGACATTGGAAAGCAACCCATCGTCAGCGCGGCCAGAACTTGGAGGTCGCAGTTACTACGACATAACGGGTGGAAAATACAATTTCAAGGAATACACAAAAGCTGTGGGTGGTGTGGTGATACCCGGCTTTCAGTTGCGCTACATCTATTTTTTGAACCCGGCAGCCCGTGAACGTTTGACTGTTCCTGTGCTACCATTCTCAAAAATCAGCGACATGGGCGCATCCATGTACAAAGGCGAAAAGATCACGCGTGCCATCGCTGAAACTAATCACCCATTGAATGTGTGGGTAGTGTTTTTTGATCAAACGAAACGCCACGGCCATTGCGCGGCTCTCGCTGTTGCGCGGCAGCACGTCGCTGAATGCCATGCGGTTCAACTCAATAAAATCATTCCAGCCTGTGTCTTTCACAAGCCCTTGAATTTTTCGCTTATCAAGTGAAGGCCCAAACTGCATGGCACCTTCCAAGCGGCCATTCAAAAACACGCCAAAGTGCAGTTGGCTGTTTTGCACCACCTTGCCGCTGTAGTGGATGCGCTTCACCACGGCATTGGCTGCCTGCGCGGTGATTGGCTTGACGATGATTTCCTTAGCGTTTGCCATTGCGTGCCTCCAGCCATTGGTGGCAAATAAGCGCCAGGGCGTTGCCGTTGGTGTTTTCATTGAGGCCTGTGTCGGCCAGCGGGTTTGTGCGTGCCAGCGTGATGGCGTTGTCCACCACCTCGGCCTGGTCATCGTGCAGCGTGAAGGTCTTTTGCTGAAACGGCTCCTTGTCGCCGTCCTTAAGTTCTGGCATTTCGGCCTCGGCATCGTCGTCGAATTTAAGCGCCTCGATTTCCTCCAGGGCAAAGCCGGTGATGGCCAGGTCATAGCCCTCCAGCTCTAGCTCGGCAAACTCCACGCGCAGCATCTCGTTGTCCCACCCGGCATTCAGTGCAAGTTTGTTGTCAGCAATCACCAGGGCACGCGCCTGGATGGGTGTCAAATGGCCCATGCGAATGCACGGCACCTGCTTGATGCCCAGCTTGCGTGCAGCCAACAAACGGCCATGGCCAGCAATGATGCCGCAGTCCTTGTCCACCAAGATGGGGCTGGTGAAGCCAAACTCCTTGATGCTGGCCGCAATCTGTGCCACCTGCGCGTCGCTGTGCGTGCGGCTGTTGCGTGCGTAGGGTATGAGCGCATCGATCTGGATGGTTTCGAGGTGGTCTGGTAGTTTCATGCTTTTGCTTTCTTGGTTGCGAGCGCTGCCGCCCGATAGTGTTTGGCCAGTTCGATCAGGCCTTCGTGAGAGTATTTGCGCAAGGTGTTGTCGCGCTCGATGCTTTCCACAGCCTGCAGGCCGATTCGTTCGATCAGGCGCTGGCGATATTCCACATGGTTGCCGGCCAAGTAGTTGTTGCAGTGCTTGCATTGACCGTGGCAGTTGTCCTCCACAAACCTCATGTGCGGTGCGCTGCCGACTGATCTGTAGTGTCCGGCATCGTAGGTGTTCGGTTCGTTGCTCAGTGGCGTGCCGCAGGAAATACAGGGTTTACCAGCATCCCTTGCGCGGATAAAGGTATTGAAAGCTGTCTGCGCTTTTTTGGTCAGCTGCGGCTTGGTTTGCATGTCGTCCAGTTTGCGTTTGGTTTCCTTGCGGTCTGCTGCAGCTGCTTTGGCTTGGGTTTTCTCTGTTGTTTTCCTAGCCAACACAAGGGCGCAGGGTGGGCTGCAAACCGTTTGCAGTGGCCTGGTCTTGGTGTAGGCGCACTTGCAGACCTTGCACTTGTGCTTGCGCTCTAAGGTTGTGGTCATGCTGCCTCGATCTTGTAGTCGTGAAAGATTGCGCCCTTGCTGGCGTCACCAACCTTGCAGGCCTTAACCCAGACGTTTTTCCCGGTGGTCAGCCTGCGAAGGTGTCCTCTGCGGTCGTGCAGCCTGGGTGATGCGTGTGTGCCGCCTTTGCTGTCCGATCGGGGTTTTGCAGGCTCAATGTAGACCGTCGTCCAGTCGTAGGTTGGTGCTTTGCCTTGCTGCATTTTCCTTCGGTTTGTAAAGGTGTCGCGCACTTTTGGAATGTATGCCTCGATTCGACGATCCATCAGGCCGTACCAAACGCCGACCTGCGCTAGCATCAATTCTGCCAACTCCTTGTCCACCGGTTCGTCATCATTGACAGCGCCGTAGCGGATTTGGTCGCCTTCGATGAAGTAGAACATGGCCGGGATTGGCCGAAGCCTGGTTCCGGCTGGGCCTTTCCACATTGAGACGGTAATTCCGTCCTCTGGGTCATTTCCAGCTACCAGCATGAGCACTTCGTAGCTGGTGTGGGTTTTTGTCTTTCCTTTCCAAACCACAAAGCATTTATCAAATGGCGGTCTGTGCGTCATCACTGGGTCCAGGTCTGCGCGTTGCTGATCGGTGAATCCGCCGCTAAGGTCAAACCATTTGATGTTCACAATGTCCACGCCTGCATCAGCCATGAGCTTCATGGAGTCTCGGACCAGTTGAGTCGTCATGATGCGTATCCATTTACCAGAACATGGTTTTCAGCTTCTCGCAATGCACCAATTAGCTCAAGCCTGTTTTCTACTTTTGAGCACTTGATTCTGAATTGACCTGATCCACGGTGGAATAAAAGAACGATAACGGCATCTGGTTCTTCATCGATTGCCTCGTTCAGTGTTCGCTTTGCGTCCACTTTGTAGTCATCAAACGTCAGTGATTTCAATTTGCTCATGTTAATAACCCCACGAAATACGTAAAGTAACAAACCATAAAGCAATAACAAACTCATTTCCGCCTGCAAAGAAACCAATGGCAAAAATCGGCCATTTGTGTCGCATGAATTCAAACTCGAACTTCAGTTTCTTTTTCATTTTTGCTCCTCAAAAGGATTCCATTTTGTCGGTGGCAACTTTCCGTTAATCGTTGCGCATAAACCGCACCGCATCAATACTGCTAGCGGCGGCTCAAAAGGAGCGTCGCATGTTTTGCAATATTGATCAACTTTTACATTTGTGGGAAAACTTCTTTGTAAATCATCAAAAAAAACATGCTTAGGCCTCATATGTTCTTCTCCTTAATTGTTTTTTCTAATACTCTAACAATTTGGGTTGCAATCTCTGCTTCAACCCAATCTGGACTAAATCCAGCAAGTGACACAACACGAGCAATTTCAACATCTGTCAAATAAACCCATTTGCGTTTTTTGCATGGCGTGTCACACAAAGACTGGCATGGCTCATTTACAAGCGGGCAATAATCAGGTCTCATGTGATTTCCCCGGTATTCTGGTCGATGAACTCTGGCGCGGTGAACTTCACGCCTTGCTGCGCACCGAAGGCCTCGATCAGTTCTTGAAGCTCGCACATCTCGGGCTTGGTCATGTTGCTGGTGGACTTTCCCAGGGCCACAAAGCCGCCGTCGATGCCTGGCACGACGTCCTGCTTTGTCAAGGCAGCGGTCAGCACGTCCTTCCAGTTTTCAGGGGTCAGCTTCCTGCCGTACCAGTTCACCTGCTTGCTGACGTCGGTCAGCATGGCCCACAAACGTGAGTTCTGGGCAAGCGTGCGGGTCTCTGGCCTCACCTCGACGACCATCCGGTGGCCAGCCATCAGGGATGCTTTGATCAGCGGCCAGATCTGCTGCGTCAGGATTTTGTGGGCCTGGACTGGCTCGAACAGCGTGATTTTGATGCGGTCGGTCATGCCTGCTTCCTTTCGCACTTATGAAAAGGCATCAGACGCCCAAGCCAGCCAATCAATTCTCCGCATCTCTGGCAGCAATAAGATGGATGTTTCATGCTTGCACCTTTACCAACACAGCGTAGTACAAACCAAGGTCTTCAGTGGTAGCGTCTCGCCACTCAAATCCAGGTTCTACGCCAGGGCCGAGAAAACGCATGGTGCGGATGCGACGCTGAAGAATGAGCTTGCCGCGCCAGTTGGTTCTGAATCGCCATTCGTTCATGTCAGGCACTCCCGGACTGCGATCCAGCACTCGTCGGCGCTGAGGGGGGTTTCGTCAAGGTCTGGCGCACGGACTCCAAGATGCGCTCCCGGCCAGGGTTGTCTGGAAATCGCTCGATGGCCGCCAACATGGACGCAGCCAGGCGCTTGTCGGGCCGGGCGCTCAGTACCAGCCTGCAGCAGCACTCCACGCATTTGAACGAATACGCCCCACTGTGCGGCCGTTGTTTCGATGATTCGCATTGATGGCATGTCATTCTCCCTCCTGTAGGCGCAGAGCCTTTTTGGCCATGTCAATGCTGCCAGCGCTGATTCGCGCACCGGCTGCCTGCCTGGCCAGAATCTTTCTCGCCCAATCTCGCCCGTCGTTCATGGCCACAAACTCCACCGGGCCGATGGGATTTTCCTCTGGCGGTGGCAGCCTGCGCGGCTGGTCGTCGCTGAATGTCTTGCGCGGCATCACGGCTTTGCAGATCGATTCAAACTGTGGAAGGTTTGGCGGGAACTCTGGACAAACCTCGGTCAGGCGCTTGGCAGCCGTCTCGATGGTGTCCGGTGAATACTTGGCCAGGGTCGATTCCCAAACCAGCATGGCAGCGCGGATTCCCTTGTCCTTACCGTTGGCGTCGCGCTCGCCTGTGGAAAACTTTGTGGTGAACAGGCTGCCGTAAGACCCGTGCAAGACCAGAAACAGCTTGCGGATGGTTGGGTTGTCGCCACGTGGTGCGGGTTGTTGGCCAGCGTTCTGGATGGCCTGGCTTGCCATTTCAGCGAGGTTATTCATCGTCAAACACCCCGTCAAAGATTGCACGGGAGGCTGCAGCGTGCTTGTGCTCGTTGCGGCCAGCAGTCCGGGCCTGGTTCTGTCGCCTCACCCAGTTGCGCCATGTTGCATCCCAGTCGGTCTTAACGCCTTTTTGGCCAGGCTGTGCGATCCAGTAATCCCTGAACTCGTCGAACACCTGTTTGGGCACAAGGTCTGGGCGTTCCTGTTTGCAGAAGTGAAACCAGTCAGTCGGCAGAAGGCAGTCTGCTGGCAAGCGCGAGCCGCGCTGCTTTCCTGTCTCCTGTTTCTTAATTACTGGTTCTTGGTTCTTGGTTATTGGTTCTTGGTTAGCATCAAAAACAGGTGCATCCGGATTGCGTTCGCTATGCGTTCGCATTGCGTCTGCATTTTTCCATCTTGCGTTCGCAGAGTTCCGGGCTTTTTCTGCTTTGGAGTGGTAGTCGGCAATCTCTTTGTCGCAGCGTGTGTGATGCCATCCATCCGGTGTTTCGGTGAAGAAGTGGCGAAGAAGCAAACGCACGGTTTTTTCATCCGTTCGCATTGCAAACGCAACATCTTCAAAGTCTCCGCTGATCGGTGATTCGTTGGTGTAGTAGGCCCACAGCATCCGGAGATACGTGGCCAACTGGTGATCATCAAGGTGCGTGGTGTCCTTGATGAAATCACCTATGTGGTGCTGGTAATAGTGCATTTTTCCCAATCTCAAGTCCCTCTCAGAAAAAACCAACGGCAGGCGGAGAGGGTTCGCTTTTCGAGTGGGTAGCTACTCCCACCCTAGCCGGGTCTTGCATCACTTTACCTCAGACCACAACGTCGTTCAAGCTCTTGCGGTACATGGCACCAAACCTTTTATCAAGGGCTGGACGCCACCGGAAGGCCACGCCATTGATCAGCCAGGCTTGGACAGCCGGGCCACTTGGGGCACCGATGGCCTTGGCCACTGCCTTGTATGAGCCGAGGCTCTTTCGGGCAAAGGCCAAGACCTGCGCATAGTATTGATCGTCTTTGTTCATGACCGTGACTGTAGCACACATCCAACAAAAAAATAAAAGATTTTTTATCGTGGTTGTATAAATTTATCTTTTACTGTGCTATGATTCGTTTCACCAACAACCACCCACGAAAGGTAAACACGATGGAAATTAAGCAGATAGCAGCAGCCCTGGTGAAAGCCCAGCGCGAGTTCGGGCCAGCCCTGAAGTCCAGCAGCAACCCCCACTTCAAAAGCCGGTATGCAGACCTTGCGGCCTGCGTCGAGGCGGTGATGGATGGCCTCAACAACAACGGCATTGCCCTGGTGCAACAAACCCACGAGTGCGAGGCCGGGGTGATTGTGGAAACGGTCTTTGTGCACGAGTCCGGTGAGACCTACAGCGCAGGCAAACTGCACGTGCCAGCGGTCAAGCATGACGCCCAGGGGTACGGCAGCGCCCTGACCTATGCACGCCGCTACAGCCTGATGGCAGCCTGCGGCATTGCGCCAGAGGATGACGACGGCAATGCAGCCAGCAAGCGCACGCCTGCGGTGCTGGACGGTTACGCCGAGTTTGAGAAGGCCACCCTGCCAGCCATGCGCGAGGCAGCCATGCAAGGCGAGAAGGCTTTGTCCGATGCGTTCATGGCCTTGCCGAAGTCAGCCCACAAGGCAGCCTTCTGGCAAGCCCAAGGCCCAGCTCTCAAGAAGGCAGCCAAGACAGCAGACACACAGGGGGCAGCATGAGCGAGCAACCTGAAGCACTGCGGCTGGCTGATGAGCTTTGCGCGCCCATGCCAGATTACCCTGCACCAACCAGTCTGGAGGAGGCCGCCGCTTCTGAACTGCGCCGCCTCTTTGAACTGGCGCAAGAGCAACACACAAAAATCTACGGGTTGCGCCTTGAGGTGCGCAACTTATTGGAGGCGCTGAAGTTGGCCGACGCAATGCTGTCGGGTGCAAACATGAACATAAGCGTGGTCGAAAATAAAGTCCGCGCCGCCATCGCCAAAGCAACAGGAGAGCAAGCATGATCGAACAAGGCACACCTGAGTGGTTCGCCCAGCGCCTGGGCAAGGTCACCGCAAGCCGGGTGGCTGACATCATGGCCAAGACCAAGACCGGGGTTTCGGCCAGCCGGGGCAACTACCTCGCGCAGCTGGTGGCCGAGCGCCTGACTGGCCAAAGCGCCGACACCTTCAAAAGCGGAGCCATGCAGCACGGCACCGAAACCGAGCCACAAGCTCGGATGGTGTACGAGGCCGAGACTGGCCAGATCGTTGGCGAGGTGGCCATGATCACCCACCCGACCATTGAAATGTCGGGAGCCTCGCCGGACGGATTGGTTGGCGAGGATGGACTGGTCGAGATCAAGTGCCCTAACACCAGCACGCACATTGCCACGCTGTTGGCCGACAAAGCGCCCAGTGGGTACATGGCCCAGATGCAGTGGCAAATGGCTTGCACGGGCCGCGCCTGGTGCGACTTCGTGAGCTTTGATCCACGGATGCCCGATGACATGCAGCTGTTCATCAAACGAGTGCCACGCGACGAAGCCTTGATCGCTGAGTACGAGGCCGAGGTGATCAAGTTCCTGGCTGAGGTGCAGGAAACGGTCGACAAGCTGATTCAACTGCGGAGGGGCTTATGAACAAGCACACACCGGGGCCATGGTTTCTAGACTCAGGGGTATCCAGCAATGTGGTGTTGATTGACTCCAATACCACCAACGGTGCAGTCGGTGAAATTGTCGACTGCAGAAACCGCTCAGACGCCATCCTGATCGCCGCAGCACCTGATTTGCTGGAGGCGTTAAAAGTAGCGCGGCACATGATTGTTGAAGATGGAACACCGATTGGATGGTCAGTCAGCCGGATTGACGAAGTCATTGCTAAAGCAATCGGAGAAAAGCCATGAACGGGCGCGATCTGCGCGACGCTGGCTTGGCCCTGGTTGCTCGGGGCCGAGAGGACTGGCTGGCTTATGCCAGGTCGGTTGCGATCGAGGTGGCCGAGGCAACTGGCCAAGTCACCATCAATGAGGTCAGGGAGCGTGTGGAGCTGCCTGCCGATTACCACCCCAACACCTGGGGTGCGGTTTTTAAGGGTGACGCCTTCGAGCCGATTGGATATTGTCAAGCAACCCACCCATCAGCCCACGCTCGGGTCGTTCGGGTTTACAAACTGAAGGAGCAAGCATGAAAGCAAACGGACTGGCACGCATCGGCAAAGACGCCGAGGTGCGATACACACCAGGCGGGGCTGCGGTGGCCAACGTCTCGCTGGCGTTTACCTACGGAAAAAAAGGCGACGACGGCAAGCGCCCGACGCAGTGGGTCGATGCCTCGCTGTGGGGCCAACGCGCAGAGTCGCTGGCACCGTACATCAAGAAGGGTGGCCAGATCGTGGCATACCTTGAAGATGTGAGCATCCAGACCTTCACCAAAGGCGACGGCACGCAGGCAACCAAGATGGTGGCACGATTGGTCGACCTAGAGTTTGTGTCCGGTGGCGAGCAGGCAAGCAGCCAGCCAAAGCCACAACCAAGGCCACAAGCAGCACCACAGTCGCACGGCTCCGGCTTTGACGACATGGACGACGATATTCCATTTTGACCATCAACCACCAGGAGAAACCCATGAGCGAAAAACGTGAAATGACATTCGGAGAGAAGGCCGTTGGCCTGACATTCAACCCAAGCAATGATGATGCTGTCACCGCCTGCAAAGCAGCGTTTGCCATCGCCATCAATCAGATGAACGACCTGCGCAACTCGACTGACAACCCCGAGGTGAAACGCATGGCCAGCGTAGCAATCACAGAAGCGCAGACTGCACAGATGTGGGCAGTCAAGGCAATCACCTGGAAATTCTGAGGAGCAACCATGAGCACACGCATTTACTTGGTCACCGACGTGGAGACCAACAAGCACCGCCTGATTCGCGCAGGCAACCAGGCCCAGGCCATCCGGCACGCAGCGCAGACGCGCTTCGACATCGAGGTGGCTGGCCAAGACGATCTGGTGAGCCTGCTGACCAGTGGTATTCCGGTCGAGCTGGCTGGCGCTGGTGCCACAGCCGACATGTTTGAAGAAGCGCAGGAGGCAGCATGAGGATCTTCATCGATGGCGAGTGGAACAGCTACGGTGGAGAACTGATCTCGCTGGCGCTGGTTGCTGAGGATGGCCGCAGTTTTTATGAGGTGCTTGGCTGCGAAAACCCAGACCCATGGGTTACTGAAAACGTCATGCCAAAGCTCGCAAAGCCATGGATCGTCATGCAATCTCTGCAACAGCAGTTGGAATATTTCCTCAACCAGTTTGACAGCGTGCATATCATTGCCGACTGGCCAGAGGACATCATGTGGTTCTGCAAAGTGCTGGTCACTGGGCCTGGCACACGGCTGGACACGCCGCCATTGACGATGCAGATTCTGCGCGTCGACACGGTTTCCCAAAATCCACACAACGCGCTGGCAGATGCCCAATCACTGCGCGACTGGTATGTCAGCGTGGATATGAATTCAGTAAGGAGTGAAGAATGACAACCGGAAACAAACGCCAATACGTGACCGTCCGCCTGCCGGACGAAATCATGGCCAAGCTCAAGGCCGAAGCCGAGCGCAACACCCGCAGCCTGTCTGCCCAGGTGCTGCATTACCTGAAGCAAGGCCTTGAGAAGGTGAAAGCATGAAGCGAGGCTGGCAGTTTGACGTGGAGTGGTTCACGCACCGCTGGCCGCTGTTTGTGTGCGGCATTCACCAAGGCCAGTTCTGCCTGTGCCTTTGGGTGGTCGATGTGACCATCTGGAGGTACTGATGGACAAGCGCTATGTCCTGATGGCCGTCCTTAGGCCTTCACCCATCCACCTGGCCGCGTGCCGGGCACTTTCCTGCGGTTCACGGCCAGCGATGGCAGTGTTCCTTGACCGAGTTGAAAAGACATTCAGCATCCTGGAGTACAAGCCATGACCTATAAATCTGAAGATGACACCGAAGAATTGCTCCGCCTTGGCAAGATGCCAAAGCCTCTACGCCTCGCCGCCATGTTGGAAAAGACAATGCAGTGGCCATTGCATGGAAAGGCTGCGGACTGCTTGCGCGAGATGTATGACTTGCTGCAAGGCTGCGAAACTGAGATGCGCTACGCAGGTTGGGACAAGCGTGAAGCCGACAACCCCATGCGCAATGATGTGTATGAAGAAGTCAAACGCATGCTGGAGAAAAACACATGACCGAAGACGAAATGAAGCTGGACATGCTGGTGGCCGAGCTGGAATACGAGAACCGGCTTTTACGGGCACGAAACGAGCGACTGGTATCCGAGGCCCAGACAAGTAACTTTGAGCGCACAGCGGCCTGGCTGAAGGCTTGCGGCAAGGTTCCTGTGCCTGCCGCGCTGTCGGTGCAGATCGGATGCCACCTTGAGGAGTTCATCGAGTTCCTGATGTGTGTGGACTTCGATTCAGCCGAGGACGCGGAAAGCCTGGAGCGTAGCGTGGCCGACTTGCTGCGTGTGGCCAATGGCCTGAAGAAGGGCATGGTCATGGCCAGCATCAATCCAAGCGACCGCATCGAGGCGCTTGATGCCTTGTGCGACAGCGAGGTCACTGGCAACGGTGTGGCGTACCTGGCAGGCTTTGACAAGCATGGAGCCGACCAGGCCGTGCTGGCCAGCAACGACGCCAAGCTGGTCGACGGCAAGCCGGTCATCCTGCCAGGCGGGAAAATTGGGAAGCCCAGCGGATGGGCTGCTCCAGATCTGTCGGGGTTCGTGTGAAGAAACCAAAGCGCCAGCCACGGCCGAAGCGGTACACATTGCTGGATGAGATGGCCGCCAGCCCGACCGAGCCTTTGCCAGAGGCTTGGCGGGTTGGCCAGCTCACCAAGATGTACGAAGCCCTGCACCAGCTCGAGCAAGGCGATCAGCCAACACCGAATGATTGGCGTCTCTGTTCGGACGCTGTGAATTTGGTCGAGACGCTGGTGGTCGACATGAAGGTCTGCCAGGACGACAGCGGTCTTCTCATGGATGCCATCACCGCGCTGGCCATGGCAGGCAGGCGAAACAAGGAAGGCAAGACCCTGCGCCTGGACGGTGCAGGCATCGTGGCCGTGCGTGCGATCTTGCAGGACTATTCTGACTTGATCGAGGTGTTGCCTGCCAGGGTTATGGTTCGCTGCCACCGGCTGACCGAAAAGCGCCTGCATGAAATCCTGGACGGCAAGAAGCGACCGCATGACGTTGAAATCGTCGATTTATAGGGTTTATCCTAATGCTTGCACTTGTGGGCGTTTGTGGTAATATGTGGGCATCTTAACCAAGGAGCAAAGCATGAAACATCACCAGCACACTCAGCACCCGTACAGCGACGAGATCAAGCGCCGCTTGTTCATCAGCAAGACCGAGCGCCGCTGCGAAGCCGCTGCCGGGTTCCTCTTGGCCGTTGCCATCGGTGTCGGCCTGGCTTGCTTGTTGGTTGCATGGTGGTCGTCATGAGCTACATCGCAGAGATCGAAAGCCGCGTGGCTGGCATCCCTTGCCTGATCGGTGTGTCGCACTTCGACTGCGTGCAGGGGTCGTACTCCTACAACGCTGCAAGCGACATGGACTATTACGGTTACAGCGAAAGCGAGTGGGACGTGCTCGACCGCCGAGGCCGTCCGGCTGCCTGGCTGGAGCGCAAGCTCACCAGCGCAGACCGTGACCGCATCGAGCAGGAGATCGCAGAGGCCATGACCGAGGAGGCGTACTGATGGACGCGCTTCAGCACTTCGACCAGCTTTATGGCGACATTGGCCTGTCTCCACAAGATGCAGCCAAATGGGTGTTTGTGTCCGGCTGGAACAGCGCCATGCAGGAGGCCATGCAACGCGTCCAGGCCATGCCGCTGCAGGCAGATACCAAGGCCAGCTTCTCGATTTACTTTCAGCAGATGATGCACATCGACCCAACAGCAATTCAAGCGAGGATGCAATGAGGAAGTTTGTGCGACAGCTCATGCCTAGCCAAGAGTTCACCCTGGTGCGCACTGGCGAGCGTTACAAGTTCCTGCGCCGAGACTACAGCACGCCAAGCGGCACGCGGTATGTCTGCCTGAACCTCGGGCCGATGCCGATTGATCAAGACCAGGAGCGCGAGACAAGCCTGCACCATTCCTGCCATGTGTGGGTTTCGCAACCATGAAAACCCAGCACTGCGACGAGTGCAGGCAAGCCACCATGCGAGCACTGCCCAAGCCTGTCCTGATCTGCGCCATGCTGCACAAGCCGCGCTTTTACGCGCCTGTGTACTGGCTTAAGGATTCGTGGGGATGGAAGCGCAAGTGCGAGGACTTCGCAAAGAAGGAACAGCAATGAGCAACGTGATCGAGCTTCGGCCAAAGTCAGACCCGCACGGCTCTGGCCAGGCTTTCTGTCTTCAGTGTGGCCACGAATGGATGGCCGTCGCTCCTGTTGGCGAGACGCGGTTTGAGTGTCCAGAGTGCCACACGCACAAAGGCCTGTGGAAGTTCGAGTTCGCGCCTAAGGTTGGCGACATGGTGCGCGAGTGTAAATGCGGAAACCAGCTGTTTTACATCAAGCCTGAAGGCCACATGTGCGCCAACTGCGGCACGGTTCAGGATTACAGCTGACCAGCACGCCGCTTTGCGTTTGAATGTGTCTGCCATTGATCGCGGCACTCAGGGCCACAGAAACGCCTGTCGTCGGCCACCACGTCCTCGCAGTAGTGGCACAGGCCAGTCGGCTGCAAACGCTGGTGCGGCTCCATGGCGGTGCGCAGGCAGGCTTCGCGTTCTTGTTCTTCTCGGATGGTTGCTTGGTCGGAAACGTCGGTCATAGAAAAAATCCCGGCACAGAGACCGGGCAAAGCTGCCGAAGCAGCTGGAGACAACTTGCAATCAGGCTTTCCCTTTGATGCGCTCAAAGGTGCGAAGTCCGCCAAGGCCCAACATGCCGGTCAACAAGACCATCAAAGTCTCGTTGTCGATTGGTGGCAATGGCGGCACAGAACCGCCACAAACGGCCACCAGCCACGGCAAAACAGGCTGAAGAAGGAACTGGTACACCAAGCCGAAAACGCACGCCCAGCCGGTCGCTGGACGCCAGCCGCCACGGAACATATCGGTGCCTGCCTCGACCTTGTTGACCTCAAGTTGGCCAAGTGCCAGTTTGGTCTCTGCGTCAAGAACGGCAAGTTCGCCTTTCTGGGCCAGCTCCATCAGCTTGATCTTGGCGTCTGCGCTGGCCTGGGGGTCGGGCAGCACCTTCTCCAGGACGGTGCCGATCACGGGGATGAGTGCTTGCCAGATCATGGGGATTTCCTATTTGTGGGGAACGTCTTTATAATTGGGGTATGAACAGCAACCCCAACAACACATTCACGACTCGCCAGTGCAACAGGTGCGGTCAAATTTTCCAAGCAACGGCTGACTTCTTTATGCGCGACAAAAGCCGAACTCTTGGATTGTCCTACGAGTGCCGGGAATGCCATCGAGAACGCAAGCGTGGCCGCGACAATCGCAGCGACCGATGGGGACAGATGACTGACGAGCAACGCGCCAAGGCAAAGGCACGCAACCAGCGCTACGCAAAAACGGACAAAGGCCGCGCAGTATTCCTGCGCAAAGCATACGAGCGAGTTGATGCCTGTGACATGACGACAGCCGAAATACTGGCCTTGATTGTGCAGCCTTGTGTTCATTGCGGCACCACCGACATTCCACGCGGACTAGACAGGATTGACAACAGCCAACCGCACATCAAAGGAAATGTCGCGCCATCGTGTGCACCATGCAACTTTGCACGCGGTGATCGGTTCACGTTTGACGAGATGCAGCGCATTGGAAAGGTCATCCGTCAGGTGCTCATGGATAGAACTTGCGATCAAGTTCGAAGTGAGGCCCATCTGGAAAACGCTTCCAGTCCGCACCGCAAACAATCTTGACGTCTAGCTCCGTGGCCGCCTCTTTCATGGCTGCCGCGATCTTGTGATACAGCGGCCACGACCAGTCCACCTGGTTGTCAACCCAAGCCCCAAGATCGATCGCGTGGCCGGTTATGTGGCGCGAGTTGAGCGTCTGGCTTGCACCGGACTCCATCAGCGTCTTCTGGCGCTCAGGATCGCGCAAGCCTTCCAGGACTGTGAAGTCCACGGTGGTGATCTCAATGGCACGCTCGACAACCTTCACCAGGTCATCGTGCACGCCTTTGAGCCGCTGCTTTGAACGTGCGCCGAGCTTGTACATCAGCTTTTCCAGTGACTGGCAACAAAGCCAACGAAGGCCGAAAACGCCGATGCGATGCTCATGCCAATCCAAAGCCCACCCTTGGAGCGATTGGCCAAGGCCAGCAGCTCTTCGAGTTGGCGTTCCATTTTGTCGACCTTTCGATCCATGTCCTGGACTTTCTGCCAGAGCACGCCGTACTTCACCAAGTCGATCTCGTTCCCATCCGCCATGACGTCGGCCTCCAACATTTACAGGCCTTCGCCTGGAGTGACGTAGACGGTGGCTGCTGCTGCTGCAAGGCCGCTGAAGAATGTGTCCTTGTTGAAGCGGATAACCTCCACTGCACCAGGAACCAAAACGATGGCGTCTGATGGCGTGCCTGCCACTGGAGCAACGGCAGCAGCCTGGGCCAGTGCTGCTGTGGGGCCAGTGCCCAAGAACACGGTGGTCGTGCCTGCGTTCACGAAGCGGTACTGGCCTGTGGCTTGGGGATTGAACTTCTCAAAGACAGGAGCCTGGACGCCAGTGGGGGCTGTGCCTGCGGCTGCAACAACGACGGTCTTGCCTTGTGGATTGAATGCAATTTGGCTATTGGTGGCCATGTCAGACTCCTTGTGCAGCAGTGGCTGCTTTGTATGCTGCGATCACGTCAGCGGTGTGGGTGGCAGCGCAGATGGCTTGCACGCGAGTATCTTCGCCGCTGTAGTCGTCACCAGGTGAAACCACATGACGGTGGAGCGATGACGAGATAAGAACGTCGCCCTCTGTGATGTCTGTTCTGGTTCGCACTTGAACGATGCCAGACTTAACAACTTCAATTTGGTCAACGAATGCGATCTTTTTAATTTCCATGATTTTTTCCTTAAACAAAATAAAATCCACTGAATACAACAGAGTCCGCAACTGCGTTAAATGTTCTCACATAAACTTTTGCATTTGTATAAATAATACATTGCTGCTGTGCTGCGGATGTATCTTGATATTGCGAGGATGTCGATGTATAACTTGGCGTAAATGGCAATGAAAAACCAAGTGATCCAGCAGTTCCAGAAATAGTGGATGTGCCTGTGTCATATGAAAAATAAACAACACGGCCAATCTTTGTGTAGTACATCGTGGTGTTTGTTGGAGTTCCAGTCAAACCTGTCCACGTTACCGTATGAGTTCCTTCCTCATAATCGGACAACAACTCGCTTGTACCTGTACCCGGTGTTGCGGAAAAGTCGATGCCTTTGCCCGAAGTGCCGATGACAAGGTTGCCTGTAGAAAGCGTGACATCTCCTGAGAAAGTCGGAGACGCTGTGTTAAATGGAGAAACTGTTTTCAACATGATCAGCAATCCTCTGCGCCAGAGAATTCCGGCAAAGTTTTAAGATGTTCATATGCCTGCTTGATGAAGTTTCCGTCATCCATGCTCGGCTTGAAGGTGTATGCGCCAGCCTTGAACATTTCACCGTCACCGTTGTCTTTGTGAAAGACAGCGTTGGCTGTGATTTCGTTTTTTGTTCCAGTGATGTGCGCAACTCGGATGTAGGACGTGATCTGAACTTGCCCGACAAGGCGCACTTCAATGCTTTCCTGTTTTCTCAATGCCATCTTAAATTCTCCTTAGAGTGAGGTTGCAATCTTTGCTGTGGTTTGCAGCCAGAGACTGCCCGTGTAGGTGTATTTGGCCATCTCGCCATAAGCCAATACAACGTCTGCGTTGCCGATGTTGTCGATTGCAGCGCCTTGCTTGAGTGTGATTGCTTGCGTGTTGTAGTTGATCAGAGTCAGTTCTTGCCCAACGTAGCCGGGATAAATGGCTGTTGTTAAGTCAGAGGTGACCGGAGAAACTGACAAAAGCGGAACCCATCGCAAACCAAAATGCGGAACTGTAAAGCCAGCATTTACACGAATGGAAGTCATGCCATCGCCACCAAAGTCTGTGGATAACCATGATTTTCCAGCGGCAGTGGTTCTGAACTCATCTTCCCATCGCTGAATCGAAACAGAGGTGTCGGTATAGATGTTGCTGGTGAATCTGTTGTCCAGCAGCGTCACGCCCGAGCAGGTACTGTCAACGGTCAAATCCTGCGTGTTGTACGAGAACATGTTGTTCTGAACTTTTACGCCGCTCATTTGCGTCATAAACAATGCCGAATACTGATCGCCAGCAGTTGTTACGCAATACGCGATGATGTTGTCAGCGACAATTATCTGGGATTGATCTGGCGATACTGCACCGGAAATGCCGGGTAGTCGAATACCGTTTTCTGAGCAGTAAGTGATATTGTTTCCAACAATATTGTTAAATCCACCCTTTGATACAAAAATTCCCCAAATGCTGTCTGAGCACATGTTTCCTGTGATGTCGGCATAAGGGAAAGAGTTGACCTTGATGCCTGTTCGATAGTTGTCGAAGCATGAATTTCCTGTCACTGTTATGCGACCATAAGAGAAGCGATCTCCAGTCTGGTCAACCACATCTAGCAAAATGCCAGCATCGTAGTTGTTGGTGCAGGTGTTACCGGACACTGTGCCGTTGTAGACCGCTTCACTCAAACAGATGCCAGAACCAAAGTCGGTATTTCCAACGCAGTCGTAGCAGTTATTTCCATTTACAACAAAATCGTTGACCGCAATCAGTGTGATGCCGTGAGCCGCGCAGTTGCTGCAAATGTTGTCATTGATGATGACTTCTGTGATGTTCTTATAGTCGGCTGGGTCTGTGCCTGTTGCACCATAAACAATGATGCCCTGACCATCTACGGCTGGCCCTGAGCCACCAGTTGAAATGTTCTTGCATTCGTTGTTGGTGATGACGATGTTGTAGCAGTCTGCTGCGACATCATTCAGCTTTACAGAAATTCCGTAATACAAGCAGTCATCAACGGTGTTGCCTGTAAACTTCAGAGTGTTGCCACCCTCAAACAAGATGCCGTATTCGGTGTTGATAACGTAGCAGTTTTCCGCCGTGCATTTCACGCACAGACTGCCGTAGATGCCATACATGAAGCCACCGTTGTTCTGTCGGTTAGCGTCTATCTTCAACCCGTCAATCACAGAGCCTGTGGCAGAACTGAGTTGGAATACTTGACCACCAGAAGGAAATGAGCCGTTTTCCGCCTTGATAACCGGAAGGCCTTGGCCAATCAAAGTGACACCAGAAGGCACGTTGATCGTGCCATTGACTAGCATGATGCCACCGTCATTGATGACTTCAACGACCTTTGCGCCAGAAGCCAGTGCGTTGTCGAAGGCTGTTTTATTCACTGTTGCGGTCGCGCTGGAGCTTGCGCCAAAATCTTGCACGGTCACAGACTCGCGCATTTTGGAGAGCGCAGTGCGAGTGACTGCTCCAGCGCCAGCCTGGATGAAGTTGATGTCCGCCAGGTTGATGATGTTGCCGTAGCGCTCAGTGGCCTGTGGAGCGCTGTAGATCAGGCTTCCCTTGCTGTTCTGCACCCTGATGCTGTAGTCGCTATCAACGTACAGACGGCCTGGTGTGCCGTTGCGTGATGGGTAGCCGTTGAGAGTGCGGATAGGCTGAGGTGCTGCGATGGTGAGCGCTGCGTCCCAGTAGACATTGATGGGGTTGCCTTGGGGGTCGAGGTTGGCGGTGCCAATCCAGATGTAGCCGTTTTCCAGCGGCTGCCCATCCGTCTCCGTGAAGATCGGGAATGTTGGCTGAATGCTGAGTGCGGACATTTACTGGTTCTCCTGGTCAAATTGGCGTCCTGTCTGGACAGCGGATTGCAGCCACTGCACTCTCGCGTCCAGGGATTGTGGCAGCTTTGCTGCGTTTGCGAAATCGGCAAATGCCTTGCTTACGGCAGTGCGACGAAGCACGGCCTGGCTTGGCTCTGTCTTGGTCGCGGCCTCGATGGCCAGCTTCTGGAAGTCGTCGCTGGCGAATAGCTTACCGGCAGCTTTCACTGCATCTGCATTGCCCTTGGACATGAACTGCACGATGTCCGGTGCAACAAAGCCACCGCCAGGGATTGCACTTGCTGCACCTGTGACGACGCGTTGGGCTGTTGTGCTTTGCATTACCTTGCCGATCAAGCCTTCAGCCTTCATGGCCTCCACCAGCGCCTGGTTGGCCTTTCCGGTGGTGAGCACCTGGGCGCGTGCGTCGGTGATCCTGCGCGAGATCTCGAACAGGTCGCGCAGCACTGGGTCTGCATCCTTGCCGAGCACCTCGATCACCTGCTTGTAAACAGGTGGGTTGGCACGCAGGCCGCGATAGGTCTTGGCGAACTCAGCAAAGCCGAACGCACCTTCTTGCGCAGCGCGGCCGGAGCTTGCGACGGATGCCAGCGCCGTGGCGATGGTCTCCTTGCGCAACTCAGGCGGCACGACCTTGATCAGCTTGTTGAACTGCGCCGCATCGCCCTTGGCCGCCGACTTGATGGCCGACTGCATGAGGGTGGCCACGCTGCCGTCGCTCTCTTTGCCAAAGGCACCGACGATGCGGTTTTCCAGGGCCTTGCGCTTGGCGGTCAGCAGGTTGGCTGCACGCAGCTCTTGACGCAGCGCATCACCACCGATCTGGCCAACGTTGGTCAGCTGGTCTTCGGCCAAGGCACCATAAAGGCGCTTGAGGTCGCCTGCGGCCATGTTGCCGTAAGGAGACTCCTTGCCAGCCATTGCTTGGCCGATCAGGTTCTTCTCGCGCAGCAGACGGCCGTAGGTCACGGAAGGGTCGGTGGCCAACTCGTAGAGCTTCTTTTCCTGTGCGGACAAGCCTTTTTCACCAACCTCGGCCAGAACGTCGTCGAGCGTTTGCGTCAGGCGAGGGAACTGGACGGTCGAGGTCTTTGGAATCGTGGCGTCCACACGCTTGTAGATCACGTCGGCATCGTTGAACAGCTGCGTGCGCGTTGAATTCAGGCTGTCCAGGATACGCTGCGAAGTTGCGCCAGGAGCAGGGCGACCTTCGATGAAGGCCGCGTCGAACTGCTGCACAACATCGTCGGCCTTGCCGATGGCGGTGCGCACGGTGTTCACCCAGGCAGCCTCAGCCTCACCACCGGCCACAGACCGGGTCAGGCCAACGGCTGCACGCACCTGCGGGTTGTCGCTGAACACGTCGAACGGCAAGTCCATGCCAAGGCGCTCGGCTGCGGAACGGGCCTCAGGGTTTACCTGAGCAACGTCGGCCAGCTTGGCTTTGGCTGCGGCAGAGCCTGGGCCGCTGCCGGATGCTTTGCGAACCAGGTCGCCAACTTCCTCGAAGGCCTCGGTGGCCACCTGAGACACAGGAGCAGCCTCGGGTGCCATGGCCGTGCCCATTGGTGCGCCAGCAGGTGCAGCAGCGGGTGCTTCGACCTTACCGGCAATCGGTGCGCCTTGCTTGATGGAGTCAATGTTCACGACCTTGCCGGTGCCTTTTCCGACAGGAACCAAGGCCTGGATGAACTCGTCTTTGTTGAGAACGGCAGCAGCGTGGCGGTGGTTGCCATCGATGATGCGCATGTTCTCGTCCAAGCGAATCGGCAACACGTCCTCAACGCGATCAATCTCCTGGATTGAATTCGAGCGTGCAATCTTTCTGGCCGTCTCCATCGAAGAGGCGTTCAGGTAGTCGTCGCCAACTTGCGTCGGGAAAACGTCGGAAGTCTTGACAAGGCGCAGCTCAAAATCAACGTCAGGCGCAGCTTGTGCTCGGCGGTTGATGGCGCTGAACACGTCTTTTGTCTGCGGGTCTTGAACGCGGCTCTTTTGAACCCAGTCATCGAACAGGCTGACGGTCTTGCTTGGGGCCACAGGGGCCGCAACAGGGGCCGCTGGTGCCGTTGGAGCAGCTGGCGCAGGCATTGGCTCAAGCGTTGGCTCAATTCGCGCAGCAGGGGCGGGAGCAGGAGCCGCCGCAGGTGCTGCAGGCGCAGGCGTTACAGGACGTCCTGTGGCACGCTGGACGGCTCGCTTCACGGCAGGCGCGGCTGCTTGCGCGGCACGCTGCACGACTTGGCCAGCACCACCGGCAGCGCCAGCGGTGACAACCTCGCCAGTGTCAAAGCGGCCACCAGTGCCTGCTTGGGTTGCCTCGATCACGGCCTGGGTTCCAGCGCCAGCGGCAACAGCACCAGGAAGCGTTGTGGCGCGACCGGCAGGCGTGAAGGCCAGCAAGCCACCAAGAGCACGCGGAATGTCGCCAACCGAGAAACCGGGTGGGATGGCGTATTCTTTCTGGTCAACAGACGATTTCAGGATGAAGTTTCCCTTGGCGTCTTGGCGTGCCTCGATGCCTGGAAAGTTGGCCTTCAAAATCTGCACGGTCTCCTGTGGGTTGGAAACCAAGGTGCCCAGGGCAGACTTCAGAGAAGCCACGCTCATCTGGTTCAGCTCTGGCATTCCAGTCCACTCAGGCAGCGCCTGGGTTTCTGGCGTTGCGCGGCGTGCGCCAGTAACCATCTCGCCAACGGACTCAAAGAACCCCATCTTCTGAGGTTCAGCTTGACCGCCGAACTGCGTGGCCATGGCCGCATAGTCGACGGCTGTAGCTGCGGCAGGTGCGGGTGCAGGCGCTGCCGGAGCAGGCGCAGCTGGACTGGTGGCCGTGCCACCGAACTGTCGTGCGAGTGCTGCGTAATCGGTTGCCATCAGCGAATCCCTGCTGCTTTCTTGAAGGCGTCAGCCGCCTGCTGGTTCGGGAATGTGATCACCTGACCATTGGGAGCCGTGACGCTCACTTGTGCTGGTGCAGGTGCACCAGGTGCGGCCGGAGCAGCAGCGCCAGGCGCAGTCGGTGCAGTCTCGGTTGGCGTGTAGAAGATGTTTTCAGTCTTCAAGCCGTAGCCCTTGGCGATGCGCTCGATGCCCTGGCGAACCTGGGATTCTTGCTGCTGCGCAGTCGTGTACAGCTTGCCAGCCTGACCTTTAAAGGCGTTGCGCTGCGAAGCGGAAAGGCGCTCTCCGCTGATGACCTTGTTGTAGACGTTCTGAATTCGCTCAGGAACACCGGCAGCGTTTTGCGCCGTGGCAAATTCACCTTCGCGCACCACAGAGCCTGGGTCGAGCATCTTCATGTAGCCAAAGATCAGAGACAAGTCACCAACCGCATTGTCCTCGGAGGACAGAACACGGCCGTAGGCAGACTTGACCTCTTGGTAACCCTTGGTCTGGTCGCTGTATTCCTTGCGGAACTTGGTCTCGGCTTCCGGGCGCTTGTCAGCAGGAATGATTCCTGAGCTGATCTGATCGGCTTCTGCCTGGGCACGTCGTGCATCTGCGCCGGACTTTGCAGCCGCAGCGTCAGAAGCGCGACGGGCAGCCTTGGATGCGTCGATCTGAGCCTGTGTGAGGCCCAACTCGGCACCAAACTTGTCGGGCGCAAACTTGGCCTCGGCCTCTTTGATGATGGCCTCGGAGGTGGCTTTGCGCAGTGTGAATGGCTGCAGTTGTTCCTTGCGACGGTCTTCCTCCAACTTGACAGCGGACTCGATGACCTTGTCACCACCAGGCATTTGCGAGATGGTGAAGCCGAAGTAATCCTCGGCAGCCTTTGGGTTTTCCTTGGCCACGTCGCGCCATGTCTCCAGGAACTTTGCGCCTTCCTCGTCGCCGCCATTGCGTCGCGCAGTGATCTGCTGGTCGAGCAGGTTTACAGCGATGTCAGGCTTGCCAGACTTGAAGGCCGAGAACACTTGGCCAGATCGCTGCAGGGCGTTTTGTTGCTGGTCGGCGTTGATCAGGCTGAAGCTCTCGCGCACGGCTTTGGCCTGTGTCTCGGGCAGCATCATGGCCAGATCGGCATAGTCCTTGGCCGTTGCGCCGGGCTGGCGCAGACGCTCAAAGGCTTGCATGACGGTCTTTTGCTGCTCGGCCTGGCGCTGTGCCTGCTCCTGTGCCATGCGGGTTTCGGTGATGGCTGTGCCAGTCTTGAAAGCCTGCAGGAATGTCTGCGAC